CACGGCCTGACTGCGGCTGTTGGCGATCAGTACGCCGATCAGGGTCACTGCACCGGCAAGGATGGCTGAGATGATGCTTTCCACTGGCCTTACACCTCCATCACGGGGATGCCGTAGTCCTCGGCGCACTGGTGCTCAATGCGGCAGCCACGCGCATTCTGCCAGCCCGGAGCAAAGATTGCCACATCGGCCTTTGCAAGGAACTCGATGCTCCGGGCCAGATAGTCCAGCGGCTTTGCTGCCGGGCCGAAATCATCAAAGAAGGTTTCCAGCGGAGCCACATCTTCACCCAACAGGGCCTTTGCCTTGCTGATCGCGGCGGTGCGTTCCTGAAGTACCTGTTCATCGGACAAGCCGCCCATGGGCTGGCTGATAAAAATAGTCTTGCTCATGTTGTCCCCCTCACAGCGTCCACCGGCTTTTGTTCGGGCGGGTGTCCACGTGCACCCAGCCCTTTGCGCGGCCTGCCTTGATCGGGTAGCGGCCCACGCCGCCCCAGCCGGGCATCAGGCTTTCGGCGTAGGCGGCCACAGCCAGCGGGTCGGTGTCCTGCACCTGAATGTCAGCGGCCCGGCCCAGCAGGTGCTGGCTGGATTTAGAGCCGCCCACCTTTGTGTTGTGGCTGGCCGTGCGGTAGCCGCTGGTGATGGTCACCGGCTTGCCGAAGTGCTCCCGGATGCACTGCAGCAGCACCACAAGGCCCTCGTCAATGAGGATGGTGTCGGTGCCGTCGCGGCAGCGGAACTCCCGCACACGGAACGCGGGGGAGAGCTGCTTTGCGCTGTCTGCTTTCAGGCTGTACTGTTTGATCGCCATATGGATCACGTCCTTTCACGGCCCGGTCAGGCGCTGGTCTTTTCGGTCAGCATCTCGGTCAGCTCGGCGTACTGTTCATCGGTCAGCTTGGCGGCGGCGTAGAAGATATCCAGCTTCTTTTCCATACCGGCGGTCTGGCCGCGCTCGATCATACGTTTGCAGGTTCTATAAAGTGCCATAGTAGTCATTCCTTTCTGTTCATGCGGTTTCAGTTGTTTCATCATCGGTCACGCCCAGCTCCAAAAGAGTTAGGCGGTAGTCCTGGTCAAGGTTCAAAGCGTCTGCGTCGGCAAGAGCGGCATTCAGCGCCGCCACCGTCTCCGGCAGCTTGTCCTTTGCTTCCTGCTTTTTGCGTTCTTCTTCCTGCGCGGCCAGCTCTTCGGCGGTGTAGCGGATGTATCTCTGGATGGGTACCTTTTCCACCCATTCCTCCTGCGCCTGTACGCCGAGCACATCCACCACCCGCTGCACGTCCATGCCGCCGTTCGGATACTCGGTCACGGTCTCCCAGTGCCACTGCTCCTCCACGCCCTCTACGGCAGGGTGGGTGATCTCTTCAGTGCTGGTGGTCAGATACCCAAGCGTCAGGTCCGGGTTTTCCACGACCGCGCCGGTCTCGTCAAGGATCTTCATTGTGTCACCTCCATGGGGGTCACATATTTGCCGATTCGCGAGTAAGATACTTTTCCGTCAGGACTTTCAGCCGACAGCATCCACTGTCCGCCGGTCTTGCCGGAGTCACTGCGGTTTACTTTTACGCATCCATTTTCGTCCAGCTGCATCGGGGGCACAAAGCTACCGTCGCTGCGCCGCAGGTGGAGTCTGATTTTGCAGGTTTTCCACTCTTCCGGGATGGCAAAGTGCAGACTGGTCGGGTGACCCTCACTGCCAAACTGCAATGTTGCCACAGTGTCAAATGTCACAGGGATCATCGCTCAAAACCTCCTTTCTCAGGCCACGCGCCGCCAGATGTGCACATAGTAGGCGGCAGGCTGCACGGTGGCGCTGCGGCCGTAGATGGCATTAGACTTGGACGCATCCAGACTGAACTTATATACATCAGAAAAGTTATTGTATTCGCCCGTAGTTGCGATCGCGCTGCCGGCAGTGAATGCGCCGGATACCTTATGTTCACCCTTTTTTACATCCGCGACAAAAGAGCCTGTGATGTTCGGCAGTCCGGCCTCCACGGTGGTGCCCGCTGCGTGGCCGCTGCCAGCACCCATCAGTACCCGGTTCTGCGCAATCTCCTGCCATGTACCGCCGAACAGTGCGGCAGGGCTTGTACGTGCGGTGCTCTGGTAGATGCTGCCCACGGGAAAAGGATCCACGCTTTTCAAGCTTTTCAACAGCGCATCCACCTCGGCACGGGTGTAAAAGCTGCCACCCCTCATGGATTCGATCACGGCCTTCCACTGCTGCACCAGCGTGCCGGTGGGGATGCCATGCACACCGTCCCGCATCACGCCGCAGACGGTCTCATCCGCGCGGGTGTCGTAGATGTCGGCGACGGTAACGGCGGTGGAGCCTGCGGGGCGCTTGATCTCGGCAAGGCAGAGGTCGTAGATCAGCTCGGTGCGGGTGATGGCCGGGGCGGCAGGCCCGGCAGAATCCGGGACACCTTCCAGCACCTGCAGGCGGGTCTTTTTGGCGGCGGCATCGTAGCGCAGCACGATGCGGTCAATGCGGCTGCGCACAGGGTCCGCTGCGGTGAGCACCACGGTGGTGGGCTGCTCCATGATGATGCTGCGGCCCTTGAACCGCGCCGGGCGCACCCATGCCTGACCGGCGCTCACCTGCACGCTCAGGCCGCCCTGTGCTGTGACGGAGAAATCCTCCTCGGCGCTGTACACGCCGCTCAGGCGGGTGGAGAGGTAACCCGAAGCGTCGTCGGCATCGTAGGTAATGCCGTTTTCGGGGTAAGTAATGATATCGGCCATAAAGTCCTCCTTTCAGGTCTTGTGCCAGCTGGGCGTGCCCAGCCGGATTGTGCGGGTGGTGCCGCTGTCCTCGCTCTGGGTGATGATGTCGGCTACCCGCACCATGGCGGTGTAGCCCAGCTGCGGCAGGCTGGCGCTCAGCACGTCGCCCACCTGCAGGGTATCATCGTCCACGTCAAACTCGATGGACCCGGTGCGCAGCTGGCTCAGCAGCTTTTCGCCGCCCCGGTCAGCCAGCTTTTCCAGATAGCTCTGGCTGGTGCTGGTCTCACCGTCCTCCGGCTGCACATCCCGGGCATCGATGTACATTTCCCGCCGGCCGGAGCCGGTGGCGTTTACATCCCCCACCCAGACGGTGGCCCGCTCGTCGCCCTCGCCTGCGCCCTGCACAAGGGCCACGTTGGCGTAGTCGGTGTCGGCAAAGCTCCACCCGGCACCCCGCAGGTTGCCCCACTGGGGTGCAAATCGGTTGTTCGGGTCGAAGGTGGGCCGGAAGCACTCGAAGAGCAGCTTTTTCTTGCTGCCCTTGCCGTCCAGCACGATGCGGAACCCCAGATCACAGGCCTGCCCGATGGTCTTGCAGTAGTCGAACACCGTACCGCCGGAGGTCTGCTTTTCAAAGGTGGTGTCAAAGCCGTACTCGGTGCCCAGCGCAAGGCGGGGCCATGGCTTAGCGGCACTCACAAGGCTGCGCATGGCCGCTTCCGCATTTTGGCTCTTGATGCTCACCGCAGACACCCGCTTGGTCAGCAGCCACGTTGCCGGGTAGCCGGACACCACAAGGTTTGCGTCCGTGTTCTGGTTGGCGCGGGCGCAGATGCGCATGGGGATGCGGGGGCTTTCGTCGCTGCGCACCAGCCACCGGCCTTCCTGCAAAAGCTGCAGATTCTCGGCGGTCGGCCTTACCTCGAGGGTAAAGCCGCCCTCGGAGTAGTAGGGGCTGTCCCAGTAAAGGGACACCCACACGTCCACCCAGCCCACGCGGGCAAGGGTGTCCGCTTCCAAAACGTCCAGTCTCATACCGGCTCGGGCAGAATGCCCGCCTCCATCGGGTAAAAGCTGACGGATGCCTGCAGGTAGCCGGAGCCGTTCTCCGCCTGCATGGAGAGCACGTTATCGCCGGGCCGCAGCTCGGTGAGGGTGCTGTCCTCGTCCAGCTTTGCAAAAATGTTCTCAGTCACGCCTGCCCGGGTCAGGGTGCAGGCCAGCCGGTCGGATGTGCTGCGGTAGATCTCCAGCGTCTCGTCCGGCTGCAGGGTCAGGTCAAAGCCGATGAAGGCCCCGGTCTGCAGGTCCACCACCTTGGGGTGGGTCACCGGCATGTCACACCGCAGGGTGGCCGTGAAGGGCACCGGCAGGCTGCCCTCGTTGCGCAGCACTGCTGCCGTGCCATCCCGCTTGATGCCGTAGATGTGGCTGTCGTAGCACACTGGAAAGCGGAAGGCGGGCTCGTACCCGCCCAGCACGCTGCTGACGGCGTTGAGGTCGTACCAGTAAGGTTTCTCACTATAGAGCATCAGCTCACAGCGCGGGTCCGGTGTGTAGCTGGAAAAGTAAGGCAGTTTTTGCAGCACGAAGCGGGTGAAGTAGTGGTCGCCAAAGTACAGGGTACCCTTGGTGAAGTAGGGCAGCTTTTTGGTAAAAGCTCTTGCACGGGTCAACGCATCCCTGCCCCAGAACACGACCGACAGGGTGCGGGACACGCCGGAGACGCTCTGACCCTCCACCGTATCGCCCACCTGATTGACACCCTGCGCGGTCTGCAGATCCACATCCACCCCGTTCAGCGGGTCGAGAAAGTAGGGGATGTCGTAGTCCCAGCCCAGATGCAGGACGGCACCGGCATCTGTCACGATCTTGAGATGATCTTTAAAGAGCATAGTGTCCTCCTTTCATCGTTTGCGGGCCTTGGCCTTGTCGGCTTCCCAGCGGGCTTCCCGCTGCTGCGCGGCGGCGGTGTCGTGGCCGTTGTAGAAGTTCTGGGTGATGTTGGTATCGCCCTCGCGGTGGTAGCTGTTGGCAGCGGACACCACCTGTGCGGTGCCGGACGCAGCCACGGTGCTGCCCAGACGCATGTTGTCGGAAAGCACCAGCGCCCCCGCCTGCCGGATCATGTCGGCGAGGGCAGAGTTTGTCTTTTCCAGCGCCTTGGTGTTGGCGTTGATGGCATCTTCCAGACTGCCGGTGCCGGTGGTGATATCCACGCTGCCCATGCTGCCGGAGCCGGAGGACCCGCCGGAAGAGCCGCCGCGCCCGGACGAGCCTTTCTTACTGAAAGAGCCGCCGATCGAGGCAACGATGCCCGCGATGACGGCAGCAAGGGCTACGCCCGCTGCGATCATCAGCAGAGCCTGCGGAGTGCCAAAGCCGGTAGGGAACAGCGCCGCAGCGATGGCATCCAGCATTGCTACGAACGCGCCGCCGATAGACCCGATCAGACTGCCCAAAGACGCAAGAATCTCCGGGAATGCAGAGATCAGGCCGCCTTTCATGCCCTGACTGATGGCAAGGGCCGCATTGCTCAGCGGTGTTTTCAGCCCGCCGAAGATCTCCATCAGGGTGGAGCCAAGGCCCTGTGCCTGCTGCCAGACCTCAGAAAAGCCGCCGGTCAGGCCGTGCACGATCTGCCCGCCCAGATCAATGGCTCCCTGTACCAGCTGGTCCCGGGCACCGCCCAGCGCTTTGTTGAGCTTAGTCACGATGCCAAGGGCAAAATCATTGACCTGCTTTTTCTGGTCGGCAGTCAGACCGCCGTAGATGGTGCTTGCCACCCACTTGCCGATGCCCAGCCAGTCCTGATTCTTGACGGCGGTGTACAGATCGTCGAAGGTGCCAAGCACGCCGGTATCTGCCTCGGTCTGCAGCTCCTTCCACAGGCCGTCAAAGGTGTCCGCGCTGGACTTTTTGATCTGCTCGGCCACCTGCACGGTGCCGTCTGCGGCGATGGTCTTGGCCCGTTCGATGGTCACGAGGGCACCGTCCACCACGTCGTCGTAGACCTCGGTGATGACCTTTTTGGTGGTCTCGGTGCCGTCGGTCAGGGTCTCGGTGACGGTCTGGGTGGTGGTCTTGACCCCGTCTGCCAGCGTCTCAAAGGTGGAAGTGACCGTCTTGGCGGTTTCGCGGACGGTCTCCATGGTCTGCTTGACGGTCTCGGTGCCGTCGGCGGCCACCTCTGTGATGGTTTTCACATCCTTCAGCACACCATCCACCATCTGCCGGGAAGTCTCGGTGATGACCTGCTTTTGCTGTGTCTTGCCGTTGGAGAGCGTTTCGGTGATGTTTTCGGTGGTGCGGGTGATCTTGCCGTCGATTTCGGTCGTGGTGTCCGAGATGGACTTGACGACTTCTGCGGCGGCCTGCTTCGTGGCCTTGCTGGCCTTCTTGGCTCCGCTGGTGATGGCCGGGTAGGGGTTCATGGCTGTCTGGCTCCCGGCACGGCTGCTGCCGTTGCCGGAGCTGCTTGTGCCCTTCGGGACCCATCCGTTGTCATCGTCCCATTCGAGGTCTTTGTGGGAGTTGTCCCAGTTTTTCTGATTGCGCTTCTGCGTGTAATTTTGGCGCGAAGCCGCGTAAGCGCTATTATAAGCATCCACCGCAGCCGCTGCACCCTGCGGTAAAGCGGCAAGTGCGGCAGCAATACCGCGGATGGACGACATCAGCATGTTAAGCGTTGTCAACACGCTGTTCACAGCAAAATCAGCAGCAGAACGCAGGCCGTTCATGCAGGTGTTCCAACCGGAACGGAACGTTTCACTGCTCTTATATGCTGTGATGAGCCCCGCCGTCAGAGCGGCAAATGCAGCTACTGCCAGCCCTATCGGATTTGCTGCAACCACACTGTTCAGTGCAGCCATTGCAACTTTGAAAATGCCTGCGCCAGCGGCAGCCTGTAGATTTGCCGTGTTCAATGCGGTAACAGCCAATTTCTGTGCAGTGGTAACCACCGTTGTTGCCGCAATGGTTGCTTTATACCCGGCGAACGCTGCACCGGCAGCGGCCACAACAGCAGTCGCAATGCCGATGGTCTCCTTGAGCTGGGCCATCTTCTCGTCGCTGTCGAGGAAGGAGACCACCACCTCGTTCAGCTTGACAACCAGCTCACCCAGAGCTGCAAACAGGCCGCTGGTCAGCTCACCGGTCAGGGCGCTGACATTATCCTTCAGGGTGGACATGCGCCCGCTGAAGGTCTGGCTGGCTTCCAGCATACCGTTGTAGAACTGCCCGCCCTGACTGGTGGCGGCTTCCACAGCTGCTTCCAGCTCGCTGAAGCTGACCTTGCCATCCGAGATGCGCTTGTACAGGTCGGACATGCTCTCGCCGGTGGCGTCGCAGATCTGGTTCAGCGGGTTGAATCCCGCATCGATCATCATGTTGACGTTTTCCAGCGTGACCTTCTGCGCCGAGGACATCTTGCCGTAGGCGCGGGTCAGGGTCTGCAGCTTTTCGGCGTTGCCCAGCGAGATATCGCCCAGCCGCTGCAGCACGCCGGTGGTGTCGTCTGCCGCAATGCCGAACTGCAAAAGGGTCTGGGTGCCGCTGGTCAGGTCATCCAGCGAGAAAGGCGTGGATGCCGCCATTTTGCGAATTTCGGAAAGCTTCGTTGCGGCGGCTTCCTCGCTGCCCAGCATGACCTTGAAGTTGGTCAGGTAGCTTTCCATGGTGGCGTTGTAATCCACACCGCTCTTGACCACCTCGGCCAGCTTGGACGAAGCCTGTTTTGCAAAGTCCGCGATCATCTGCCCGGCGGCTATCGTCCACTTACTGGTGCTTTTTTCTGCCGGGTCGCTGTTCAGCCTTACTTCGCCGGTGATGCTGAAATCTGCCACTGTGTCCACCTCTCTCCATTCCAAAAGAGCGCGGGCACAAGGGCACAGGCTGTTATAACTTGATCTCTACCTCCCGCTTACAGGCGGGATTTTTGCATTTTACCCACAGGCCATGGGCGGATGCGGCATTTTCTGCCCACACCGGCAGCGCCCGGCCGCAGTAGGGGCAGGGCACCGGGGCGCGGCTAGTGCCGGAATCGCGCGAGGAACGCGGCATCGTGCTCTTCGACCGAAACGACACGGGCGGCACCCCCTCTCAGCTCAGCAGGCAGGGCAAAGCGCTCCTGCAGGTCGGCATAGTGGGCACGCATACTGCCCTCGTACTCGGAAAGATCCATGGTGCGCCAGCTCATGATCTTTGCCATGAGGGTCTCCTCCGGCAGGGCCGCGAACAGCGCACGGAACCGGAACCAGTGCATCTTTTCGCGGGTCAGGTCGATGCCGTAGGCCTGCTGGAACGCCGCCACGATGTAACCGGCATCACACTGGTAGTCGAAGGCGGGCGGCTTTTCCGGGCCGCTGGTGGCAGCGCTGGCCGTGGGTTCTGCGGCCTGCTCTCCGGCAATGCAAAACTCGATGAGATGCTGATACGCTTCCATGCACGCCTGAGCATTGCTCAGCAGCGGCTGCGGGTCCCGGTAAAACCGCCGGACGGCGCGGCACGCCAGTGCCAACGGGTCGTCTCCGGCCCCGCGCCGGTAGACATTGCTCAGCCACACCATGTGCCGAAAGTCCGGGTCAATGGCCCGGCCATGCCATACGGTGGGCAGTGCGTCCGTCAGCAGATCAGACATGGCGCTCCGCTGCGATCTTCAGGGCGTAGTCGGCCAGCTGCTGCATGGCCTCCGGGTCGTCCTTCAAAGCGTCCACCGCGACACGGGCATCTGCCAGACGCAGGGCCCTGTCTGCGGGGTCCTCGTGAATAGTTACCTTGGGCGGCATACGGATGATTTCGTTGGTTTCAACGATGCGCCCCGCCGTCCGGGTACGCTGCCGGGCTTTCTGCTCGGCACGGCGCTGCTGGCGGTTCATGGGCTGGGCGGCTCTGGCGGCATAGCGCTGTTTCTCGGCGGCAAAGGCATTGCCCAGTTCCTCGATCACGTCATAGATGGGTGCCATGTAGTTTTCGTTAAGCCCCAGACGGTCGGACGCGCCTGCACCGAGAATCTCGTCGATGCAGTCCATGGCAATGCGTGCCTGTGCACGTGCATGGTCGCCCAGACGGACACCGCCGCGATGGAAATGCTCCGTCTCCTCGGCGCTCCGGCGCTGCATCTGCTCGTTGGCGTCCTCAAAGCGGTCAAGGTCGTTGGCGTTCATCAGGGAAAATTCAAATTCCTGTCCACAAATAACCATGTTCTGGCTCCTTTCTTGGGCCGTGTGCCGGATTTGCACCAGCTTCTTTTACTGTTTCACGGCATAAAAAATCCCCGTTCCGGTGCGGAGCGGGGACTGTGTTTGAAAAAATCAGCCCTTGACGGCCTTTGCAGGCTCAGCGGACTGGGTGGCGGGGTTGTATTCGAGCTTGTCGGGGTGAGACCCCTCCATCTCGCTATGCGAGACCGCTCTGTCACTTAAAAGCCCCACTGGGGCTTTCATTGCGTCGTTTCACTCCGCAAACGTGAACTCCTCCGGCGTGCCGATGGCCTTCACGTCGCAGGCAAAGGTGGCCTTGGAACCGGCCGCACCGCCCACGTCGCTGGTGACGATGATGGCAGCGCTGCCTTTCTCGCCCTTTCCGGTGCGCAGGCTGAAATAAATGTAGGGCACAATGACATCGCTGCCGGTACCGTACACAATCTTGTGGCTCAGCACAAAATCCTGGAAATCATCGCCCACGCAGCGGTCGCCGTTGACGGCAAGGGTGCGCTGGGTGCCGGTCTTTTCGGTGACGTTGCCGGTACGGATGTACTGAGCATCCTCGGTGGTGGCGTTCAGGGAGCCGGAATGCTCCTTCACATGGTCGGCGCAGACGATCCACTGGCTTTCCTTGGTCTGGGTGCTATCGATCTGGAACGCCAGCACAAAATCGTTCGCCGTCTCAATGCCGGTGTAGCTGGCGCTGGGCGTCAGGCCGGACTTGGTAATGGCTTCGGATACAGTCATATCAAAACTCCTTTCATTTTGGCATGTAGTAGGTCAGGCGCATTTGCAGCTGCATCTTACAGCTGCCCGCGCTGTTTGTGACGATGTAGCCGCTGTTCGTCACGGCAATGCCGGTAGGGGTCTTGCCCCCGCCGCAGGCCGAGAGGTCGGGCAGGTTGTGCCGGGCATCTTGCCGCATGACCCACTCGGTAAGCTGCTCGAAAAAGCCGCTGTTCTGGATGTTGACGGCATCCACCTCGCTGTACTCCCGTCTGGACAGAAAGAGGTAATTCTTCGCCATTTCCCAACCGGAGATGTACTCGGTGATGATGGGGTCACCGGGGCTGTCCTCGATGGAAAAGGCGGTGGATTCTTCTTCCAGTCCGGCAATGCGGAAGGCCGCACCGGTGGCTTCCTGCTCGTCGGCAATCAGCGGGCAGGTCTTGAGCCATGCCCGCAGGGCGGCAATGGTGGGCTTTATGGTCTCGCTCATAAGTTTCCCATCCCTCCCCAGAATGTCGTGACGGCACGCGCGCCGTAAAGAGCAAGGTGCGCACCGATATCTGCCAGTGCCCGCTGGCCCCAGTAAGAGCCGCGCAGGCCGGTCTCGCCATGCAGGCAAGTGCCCTGTTCGTGCAGGTAATACTGCCTGCGGGCGTAGGGCGTGTTATAGACCAGCAAGCCCTCGTCGTACTTGCTGGCAAGATTGACGCTGTTCTTCAGCGTGCCGGTATCGAACGGCACATAGCTGTCAATCAGCTTGGCAGCTTCCTGTGCAAGGGCATATTGTGCCTTTTGCAGGGCGGCAGTCTTTTCGGCTCCAAAATCCGGCCGCCATTTCAACTCCATCTGCACGCCGTCTGTCCGGTATTTCCAACCATCAGGCGGCTCAAAGACCGGTTTGGCCGACGGCGCAGCGGGGCCAAAGGGAATGATCTCGCTCATGTTCTCAGCTCCCTTCCACGTGCCAGTGCGGCAGCAGCGGTTCCCGGTCGTCCGAGACAGCCGCCGCTGTGCAGCACTGGTGCGTTTTTTCGAGGTGGGCGTACTCTTCGGCGGTCAAGGCAGCCACCGCGCCCTGCACCAGCTTCCAGCCGCGTTTCAGGGTCCAGTGCTTGGCCTTTTCCGCCGCAGACAGCGCCGCCCACTGGGCATAGGGCAGATAGTCCGCCGTGCACACGCTGGCCGGGATGCGGATGTGGGTGGTGCGCTCCGGGTCCTTGGCGGTGCCGGAGCCGGAGGTGGAGCGGCATTCCCGCCAGCTGCACCCCGGGAACACCCAGCACACCGGCCTGTCGGTCTCGGTGGCAGTGTCGTGGATGAGGTTCACCACAGTAATGGCTGTCTGCATCACAAAATCCCCCTGTACAGCAAATCGTGCGGGTCACTGCCCAGCGCGGTGCGGATGATCTCATAGGCTTCCTGCCGGGTGGCCGCGGTCACACTGGCATTGCTGCCAAAGGTGACGCTGTAGCCGTCGTTGGAGACGCTGGCAGCGCCCGGCACAGCGCCCGCCGCAGACGCAGCGGCCAGCAGGCCGACGATCTGGGCGCAGGCGTCCGCCAATGCTTCCCGGCAGGCCTCGCACCCTGCGGCGTGGTGTTCCGCCCGGCCAAAGGTGGCGGCATCGATCATGCGGGAAGCCCGGCTGCACAGCACGCCGAACGCCGTTTCCGGCACCGTGCCGCCCGCCGCCGCATACTGGTCATAGGTGCAGTAGAGCATGGCCTTACGCCTCGATGCGCTTGATGTACAGGGTCTTGGGCTTGGACACCTTGATGCCGTACACCTTGCGCCCCTGCACAGCGGATGCGCCGATGTACTTGCCGGAGCCGCCCAGATCCTGCAGGTGCACCGGGGTCTGCCACTCCATGACGCGGTGGCACCAGTTGGGGTGGCCGCAGATGAACTCGGTGGTGGTTTTCTTGCTGGCCACGCGGGTGGTGTTCTCGAAATCCATGTTGTTGGACTCGTACACCGCAAAGCCCGCGATCTGACCCACTGCGCCGGTCTGCACCAGCTGCTGGGACAGATCGCCCTGCTTGATGAAGCGGTCGTCCTGCATGAGGATCTCCAGATACTCGGGGCTGACGATCATCCAGCGGCCGGCCTGCGGCACGCCGTTGCGGCTCAGGGTGCGCTTTGCAGCCAGAGCCTCCTTGTAGGCGGTGGAAACGGTGCAGGCGGTCTTGGTGGCGCTGATGTTGGCACCCTCAGCGCCCTGCAGCGCCTCGATGGACTTCTTGTCGATGGACAGAGCCATGGAGTAGCCTGCGCTGTCCAGACGCTCGGCGGTGATGTCGTCGGGCACGGATGCAGCGTCAAAGCCGTCGATGATCTCGTTCACGGCCTCGTCGTTGTCGATGTCCAGATCCAGATAGGTGGTGGTGCCGGCATCGGCATCCACGCCGTTTGCCTTGTCGTAGGCCTTGACGGCCACCTCGGTGTCGCGGACAGGGATCTTGACCTTACCGGCCTTGGGGCTGCCCTCATAGCGGTTGTTGAAGATGGTATTGTCGCGGGTGACCAGAGTCGCACGCAGCTTTGCATCCACCAGAGCGGAGTAACGCTCCTGACTTGCATGTGCCATAGAAATCTCCTTTCGTTGTTACAGGTTCAGTTCAGGGTTCAGGGATTTGAAAGCGGCTTCCACACCATCGCTGTCGTTGGCAGGAGGGGCACCGTGCTCGGCACCGGTGGAGACCACAGCCACACCGGCTGCGCCGTCCTCGCCGAACGCCCACGGGTTCGCCTTGGCGGCTTCGTCCAGCGCCTTGGCAATGTCGGTGCTGCGGTCGGCAGAGCCCTTCAGGGCGTCCAGATCCAGCAAAGCACGCACTGCCTTGACGCTGCGGCCCTTCTTGCTCATGATGGCGGCATTCAGGGCGTTATCAAAGGCAAAGCCCTCGGCCTGCGCCTTCATGTCGGCCTTCAGCTTGGTGACCTGCTCCTGCAGGCCTGCCACGTCCACGCCGTCAAAGGCTTTCAGGCCGTCCTGTGCGGTCTTGAGCTGGGCGTTTGCGTTGTCCAGCTGGGCCTGCAGAGCCGTGGCGGCAGACTTCTCCCGGTTGATGTCTGCGCCGTTCTCCTGCATGATCCAGTTGAGCTGCTCGTCGGTGATGCCGGGGATCTTGTTCTTCACGTCTTCACGCTTCATGGTGGAAACTCCTTTCGTGTGTGAGACCTCAGTTTTTTACACTGTTCTCTGTCAGTATTCGGTCTTGGGCGGGGTACGCGCCGCCCGCCGCATGGCACCGTTTGCAGGGCTCGAACCTGCCGCTTCCGGTTTTGGAGACCGGCGCTCTTCCGACATGAGCTAAAACGGCATGAAAAAAGCACGGTGCAAACTGCATCGTGCTTGATATCGACTAAAACAGGGGTGTTTTATCCGGTGTTACTTTTTGGGGTGCGGGTGCGGCGTGTATTTGTCGTCCTGCGCGTTCTGAATGGCAGATACGATCATGAAGAACAGCCGGGCACCGTTCAGCAGAACGATCTCAAGCAGGGCAAGGATCATCAAAACAACAAGAACCGTAGTAACCATAGTGTACCTCCTGAAAAAATGGGTAAAAGAAAACCACGGTGCGTGTGCATCGTGGTTCAGTTGATGTTATGAATTACGGCGTGCAACAGTAGATTCTGTCGTACACTGCTTCGCCCTCACGAGAAAGAGCTGTCGGCTCGTCATTTTCGTCAAAGGTCGATGTGATGAAATCATCAAGCTCCAAAAGAAGCTCGTCCAGACTCCTGCAGTTTACAGCGCTGGGAACATGCTTCTTCAAAAACTCCTTGGAATCAGTATCTAAATCTTCAAAACAAAAGGTCATTTTTGCTCACTCCTTGGATTCAGCTGAATCAGCTGTCCCGTGTCTGGGTTTATCGTGACGATCGCTTTGCCAATAAGGCGCACGCTTCGCTTTCCTCTTGAATCCGTTTTTACAGGGTTGATGCGCTCAGGATTCAAAACGGTATCACGCATGGCTTCATAGCCAACACCGCTTCGCCGGATGATTTTAAGGTCATATTTTAACTTATCGGGGTCGACCAATGTGCCGAACATACGCTCCATGAAATGGGCGGTATGTCCAGTAATAACAGTACCATCCGCAGTAGTCTTGCCCACAAGCTCGGTCTGGATGCGCTCGTGCGTACTCTTGTACAGGTCAAAACCTGCAAGCGGCGAAAGCCAGCCACTTTTTACGCTGTTGGCATATTGCATCAGCAACCGATATTCTTCGGTATTATTATACCGTGCATCATAATATTTTGCAACGGTATTCAGGCTGGTACTCTGCGCATTGATAGACTTGAGCCAGTCGGTGTGATGCGCCTGAGATTTTGCGCTTGCCCTGCTGGCTTCGCTCCTGCCGAACTTGGGCACGCTGACACGGGCGCTGTCAACACGGCCACCCGTGGCCTGTGCAAACTCTGCAAGGCTCTGGCGGGCGGCTCTCAGGCGCACAGCGGCGTCGGTGGCATCCAGCCCGGCGGCATCCTCGGCCAGATACCGCTTTTTCCAGCGGCGGACGTTCCGCTCCCGGGCACGCTGCATCTGGGATATCTCGTAAGCGGTGTACTTTTTGCCGTTCCACTCGATGTTCCGGGCGTTCAGGGCTTCCAGCTGCTCACGCGTCCACGCGGGCGGGTCGCCCAGCTCCGGGAAGCAGGCAAAGAACTGGTGTCGGCAGTTCCAGCCGCAAAGCCCTGCTCCCGTGCCGTAGCCGGTGGCGGCTTCAAAGTCCGGGTAGTGCTTGCCCTTGTAATCGACCGCGCCGCCCCGGTGGAACTGCCTGCCCTGCCACTCAGCGTGGGAAGGTCGTGCCCCGCCGTGGGCGGTGGTCTCGAAGAACGCCACGCCCATCTCGTCGGCGCGGGCCACCTGCAGCTTGCCAGTCGTCTGGTTCACACCGGTGAGCACGGCACGCCGCGCGGCCACCTCGATGCTGTCCTTATGCCCGCTGGGGTATGTGACCATGGGCATTTCGTCTGCAAGGCTGTCCACGGCCTGCTTGACGGCGGTTTTGTAGTCAAAGGCACCGGTGCTCACTTTGAGCCATGCAGCGTCCAGCGTGCGCTCAAAGGCCCCTGTGACGGTGTTTGCCGTGGTGGCGGTGATGTTCTGCCACGTGCCGCAAGTCTGCCGCGCACCGGCATCCAGCAGATTGTTCAGGGCGGCGCTCTCTTCAAAGGGGGTCGGCTCCATGTCGTAGTGGTAATAGATCGCATCTTCCCGCTCCATGGCTTCGGTGGCGGCCTGCAAAAGCAGCTTGCGGATGGCCGTTTCGCTCTTGCCGCTGTACTTGGCCAGCAGCTTCACCACATCATTGCGTACCGCTTCGGTCTGCTGATAGCGCCACAGCTGCCAGTTGGCGGTTGGGGTCACCGCGTCCATCTTGCCGATGCGCCGGGCAACGTCCTGCAGGATCTGTTCTTCGACCTGCTGCCAGAGTTGCACAAATGCATCCGGCATCTGGTCGAGATAAGACGGCGGCAGCATCAGGCACCCCCGAAGGTGAGCTGCTCTTCGGTCTGGCTGTCAGCCTTGGCTTCTGCTGTCCACTGGTGGGCCTCGTCCTCGCTCAGGCTGTACCGGGCAGCGAGATACCGGCAGCGGGGCACAAGGCCCGCAATGGCGTCCTCCCGCAGCTGGTTTGTGCGTTCCTGCTCGCTGACGATGTAGCTGTCGTCCCAGTTGACGGAAATGCTGGTCTCCGGGTCTACCGGCGCGCCCAGCAGGTTCTTCGCCGCCCACAGCATGGCACGCAGGATGCCGATCAGCGCCGTCTCGATGGGAATCTGGTTCTTGTTGGCGTTCTGCACCAGATCCTGACGGCTGCCGGTGTACTCGGTGGCGGTGGTCACGTTGCCCTGATCGAACTTATAGCGGTGGCAGCCCAGTTTGCACTTGAAGCTCATCATGTCCAGCGCGTCCTGCACCGCCTGATGGTTGGAAGCGGTGCGCAGGTCGGGGTTATACTCCCGCCATGCAGCGGGCTGGTCGATGCCGCCTTCCGGCGTGGGCAGCTCGTAGAAGATCTGCCGGTGGACGGCATCCGGCGGCACGGCGTGCTCGGTGCCTTCCTTGTCCACCCACTTGCGGCACAGGGAGCGGTCATAGAAGATCTTCTTGCCGCCGAGGCGGATGTCCTGCCGGTAGTTGTCGAAGGCGTAGTCCACCATCTGTGCCGCGTCCAGCGCTTCGGAAAAGATGCTCATGCCCAGCCCCATGCCGCCGTCAAGGTTCTTGACAGCAGCCGGGCTGAACAGGCTGAACCATGCCGGTGCGCCGGTGACCGTGATGCTTTTCACCGTGCCCGGCAGGGTCTTGTCCTCGGTGAGCTTGGAGAACTTCGGTGTGCCGGAGATGTCGTCCGTCACCTCAAACCATTCGTTGGTGATCGTGCGGCTGCCGTTCCTGACCGTGTGGGTCTGCAGGTAGACGGCAGGCTTGCCGCCCATCATGCACTCGGACACAAAGGCCGCTTCGGTCACAACGCCGCGCTCCACGCTGATGGGCAGGATGCAGCAGGCTGGGTCGTAGTCCAGCCGGATGCTCCCCTGCGGCGAAGGCAGAGCGTTGCCGGAGGCATCCACCGTCAGGTTCTCCACGCTCATCACAAAAGCGCCGGTGCCCGACCAGTAGGCCTGCTCAACAAGCCGGTTTGCGTTCTCCCAGAAATGCAGCTGCCGCAAAAGGCCGCCGGTCTGCTGTTCATCGCTGCCCAGCAGATAGGCAGAGGTGGATGCATCGCCGATCTGGAGAGTGGTCTTGTCGTTGAGCAGCAGGTTTGCCCAGTCCTCGCAGACGTGCTTCGGCATCCGCAGGGAAGCTAGACGCCGCGAAATGACGCTGCCGTCCGGGGCATCCTCTTTCTGGTCGTGGATGTCGGGCACGTCGCCCTTCCACCACTGCCGCCAGACTTCGATGTTGCCGTAGTAGTCCGCATCGAGGTGAAGATGCTTTGTTTTGTTCAGGTAATCGATAAAAGCGGCAACGTTCATCTTGCAGTCAGTCTCCTGTAATCGCGTTCAATGGTGTACTCGAAGGCATCCAATGTATCAATGTCGGTTGTGCCGTCGTCCAGACGTTCATCCACGCCGGGGTGCTTCTGGCTCCACAGGGCGGCGGCAAGGGCATCCCGCAAGGTGGCAGCTTCCGGCAGATACCAAAAGCGCCCGCCACCCATGAGAATGGATGTCAGGCGGATGCGGTCGATGATCTGGATCTTGGCACTGTTCTGCACCCGGTCGGCCAGCCAGGAAAGCGGGCAGGCACGCAGCCGGGTGCGGATGTGGTTGATCAGCGTCTGTTCGGCGCTGTCGCAGAAAATATAGTGGATCTCGCCGTACCGCGCGAACACGGCGGTGCAGAAATCGATGAGCTGCGCGGCGAGGTAGTCAGCGTCCTGATCCTTCGGGTCGATGCGGGCGGATGCAAGCCCCACGACCCCCGCGTAGTAGGACAGGATGCCGGTGGCCACGAATGCGTGCCGGGAGCCGTTGCCGCCGAAGTCCACCCCGATGTGGATGTGCCACGGGCGGCAGGGCTTGTCCGCAGGCCAGAGGAAACGCCCATCCCCGGCGGCAATGCTGTCTGCAAAAGGGCGGTAGATGATGCCGCCCGCTGCAGCCCACTGGCCGAGGATGAAGCGGTTATAGTAGACCGTGCCTGCGTACTCCTTTTTCAGCTGTGCCACGAACTCCGGCGGCAGAGTGGGGTTGTCGTCGATGGTGTAGGCCTGACAGTAGATGTCCGCGTCGCTGTCCAGAAACTGCTTGAACCAGTGCTGTGGGTTATCCGGGTTGCAGGTGCCGTCAAAATGGCTGTGCGGACAGGACAGACGGCTTTTCAGCATCTGAAATACACCTTCGTCCCATGTGGTGATCTCGTCCCCATAGGCGTACTCGAAGGCCGCGCCCTGAATGCGGGCAATGTGCTTTTTGTTGTCGGCACCCAGCACGTACACCTTGCGGCCGAACAGCTGCACGATGTTGCCGGACGCCGAGGTGCGCACCACGCCCACAAGCTCCGGACCCCAGAGGGCCCGCATGGGCTCCAGCACGTTGCGCTCCAGCGTGCCGAGGGTGTTGCCCAGCATGACGCAAAGGCCCTCGTCCCGGGCCGCGCAGATGCGCTTGGGGATGGTAACAGCGCAGTCCAGATAGGTCTTGCCGGAGCGGGTGGCCCCAGTCTTGACGTTCCAGCGGTGGGAGCAATTGCGAAGGAACTCCTGCTGAAACTCAGTCAATGGCACTGTCCACACCTCCCAGCAGCTTGCGGGCAGCTTCCAGTGCATCCGCCGCCGGGTCCTCCTGCACGGTCTCCTCGCCCAGCATCTTCAGCAGCACCCCGGCGGCACGGGCATCACCGCGCTTGGCGGCTTCAGTAATGCCCATGACCACCGACATCTGATTGTCGATGTCCTCATTGTCCACCTCATCCCGCAGCAGGGCATTCACCCGGCGGAGGTCGGTCTCCGGCAGGCTGAGATAGTAGTCGGCGGCTTCTTTCATGCTGCGCTTGCGGCGGCGGGCCGCACCGGAAGCAATGCCGCCCTTCTGGGCGATCTGTCTCTGTTCGCTCTCAGTTCGTTCGTTGAACGGGATGAGATTTTCTTCGTTGGCCACGTCACCACCTCTCTTGCCGTAAAATCAAAAAGCCGCCCGGAAGATCCGAACGGCAGGA